GGCCAGCAAGATGGTCGCCCCGCTGGTTCCCAATGCCTCTTCCTCTCTCTTGTCCACGCTCATCACCAGCTACGAAAAGTCCGTGGCCTCGCCGCAAATCGGAGAGCAGCGCAAGCGGACAAACCGAACCAAGCCCGCGACAATCACCGACGCCGAAATCGCCAACAACGCACTGTGCCTGCTGGGGGTCAGCCCGATCAACTCGCTCTCCGACGTCTCCGTCCAAGCGCAACTGGCCGACCGGCTCTACAGTTCCACGCGAGACGAAGTCCTTTTAAGTCATCTGTGGAACTTTGCCATGAAGCGGGCCACGCTTGCCGCCACGACCGCCCCAACGTCGGGATGGAGCTACGCCTACACCCTGCCAGCCGATTGCCTGCGCGTCGTGCAACTCAACGGATTTGAAGCCAACGAAACACAGGACGAGCACGCCGTGGAGGGGGGCGTTCTGGTGACCGACGCCGCCACCGCCGCCGTCCGTTACCTCGCACGCATCACCGACACGACCGCGTATCCTCCGCTTTTCCTTGAGGCTCTGGCCTTGAAACTCGCCGCCAAGATGGCCGGATCACTGACCCAAGACCGGACGCTGTCAGCCGAACTCACCGACCGCTACGAGCGTCTGGTTATCCCCAAAGGACGGTTGCTTTCCGTTTTCCAGACCCACCCCAAGACCAGTTCCATCTACTCCTCCTCCAAGCTGGTCGCTGCCCGCTCCGGCGGTCTTTAAGACATGCCGAACCTTTTTATCACCGCCCTCAACGCTGGTGAATTAAGTCCGTACTTGGACGCCCGCGCTGATGTGGAGAAATACAAGTCCGGTTGCCGCACGCTGGAGAACATGGTCGTCCTGCCCTACGGAGGGGTCTACCGGCGCTTTGGCACCGAGTATCTGGGCGAAGCCAAAAACGCCTCGCAGCGGTGCCGACTCATTGGGTTCAACTACAGCACGACGACGCGCTTTGTTTTGGAGTTCGGCAACCAATACATCCGCGTTTGGGGCAACGATACCATTGTCAGCCACGCCACCGGCACCGCGTGGGCCGCGGGCACTGTCTACGCGGCGGGCGATCTGGTGACCAACGGTGGCATCACTTACTTGGCCAGAGAGAATCACACCGCCAGCGCCCTTTTCGCCACCGATTCCAGCAAATGGTACGCACAGTCCGGCGGGATTTTGGAGGTGCCCACACCCTACCTTGAGGCCGATCTGCGCGAATTGCAGTATGCACAAATCAACGACGTCATGTATCTGGCGCACGCCAATCACGCGCCGCGCAAACTGACCCGACTGGCCGACAACAAATGGGCGCTGGTCAAGGTAGATTGGAAATACCCGCCGCTCTTGGATCAGAACATCACCGACGCAACCATTGAAAGCATTGCCAGCTATGGCACGACCACGATGACTGGTCGAGATGCCAACATGAACGCGAAAAACAACACGTTCCTATCCGGCCATGTCGGCAGTCACTGGGCCATCCAGTGGCCGCGCAAAAGCGGAAGCGTCAACGTGGACATTTCCAACAGCCAACTGGTGAGCGATGTCTTGGACATCCAAGGAACGTGGACTGTGACCACGGTCGGAACGTGGAAAGCCAAGCTGCGGCTGCTGCGGATCACCAACAAGAAAATGGACGACTCTGGGCCAGCGCACACCGCGGCCATGACCCGCACGACAACCACGGCCACCGTCACCCAAAGCAACCACGGGTTTGCCACCGGAGATCAGATCATCGTCAAAAACGGCGGCGCTCCCTTCGACACCAGCACGCCCAAGTCCATCACGAAAATCAACGACAACAGCTACTCTTATTCCGTGGTCAATTCGGGGGCAACCGGAGCAATTAACGTGTCGGTCTACAACATCACCAACGCCGAGGTGGTGCGCGAATTCACCTCGCTCGACACCGCGAGAAATTTCACCGCGAACGGCCAAGAGGATGAGCGCGTCGGGCTGCTCCTGCAAGTGACGGACTTTGTTAGCGCGACATCCGCATCGGCGTTCCTTGAATCCACCGACTTCAACAGCGGAGGCACGTTTGTCATCAACTCGATTGCCAACAGCGGCCAAAACGCCAACGTCACGGTGAAGAAATGGTTTGGCAGCGAGATCAAGGAAACCACGCAATGGAGCGAGGCCGCGTTTTCCGACGTCCGCGGCTACCCCAGAGCGGTCTGCGTCCATGAGCAAAGGCTTTGCTTCGGCGGGACATCGCACCAGCCAAACACCATTTGGTGCAGCAAGACGGACGACTTTGAAGACTTTCAGCTTGGGGCCAGCGCCGACGACGCCCTTTCCTTGAGCGTGGCCTCCAGCGAAGGCAACCGCATCGCGTGGATGTTCAGCCAGAAGCGCCTCATGGTGGGCACAACCGGCGACGAGTGGACAATCGGAGGCGCAGATTTGGGCGCGGCCTTTTCCTCGACCAACTTGCAGGCCAACAAGCAAAGCAGCTTCGGATCAAAGACCATGCGCGCCATTTTGCTCAACGACGTTCTGCTCTTTGTGCAGCGCCGTGGCCGCAAGGTGCGCGAACTGACCTACGATTTCGGATCAGACGGGTGGGTCGCCCCAGACCTTACCGTCCTTGCCGAACACATCACCTCCGGCGAAATTGTCGAACTGGCCTTCCAACAGCAGCCCGACGCCATTCTGTGGTGCGTGCGCGGCGACGGGGAACTCTGCGGCATGAGCTACGAGAGGGAGCAAAAGGTCGTCGCGTGGCACCGGCACTCGACCGACGGCGATTTTGAATCCGTCGCCACCGTTTACGGGTTGAGCGGAAATGACGACGAGGTGTGGTTTTCCGTCAAGCGCACGATCAACGGCGTGACCAAACGCTACATCGAACGCTTCAAAGCCGACGCCCGCGACGTCTTTGAGTCTCAAACCAAGGCCGATTACTGGTATCTGGATTGCGCCAAACGCTACTCCGGCGCTTCAACCTCGACCATCACCGGACTTTCGCACCTCAACGGCAAGACCGTCGGAGTGCTTTCCGCGGGCAACGTCCACGCCGACCGCACCGTCTCCAGCGGAAGCATCACCCTTTCGGCCAGCACGACCAAGGCGCTGGTTGGACTTCCCTACACCTCGACCGCCTTGCCCATGAAGTTTGAATACCAACTGGAAGACGGCCCGACCCGCGGACGCGCCAAACGCATCAACCGCGTCGAGGTCGGTCTTTACAAGTCTCTGGGAGGGGAGGTTTCCACCAACGCCACCGAATGGCTGGCCATCAAGCCGACCGACTTTACCGACGCCTCTCCGCTGCCCTCCAGCGACGACGTCGAGGTGGTCGTCGGAGGCGACTACACCGACAGCGCCGACATCTACACCCGCCAGCGCCTGCCTTACCCGCTGACCATCCGGCACCTTGTCGTAAAGCTCGACGCGTATGGGGATTGACATTACAGTGTTTTGACTAAACCCATGAGCAACCCAGTGCTTCAGCTACGCATGTTTGATCCAGCCACCGACTACCCGATTGTCGAAGAGTGGTGGAAGGCGCACGGCTGGACGGCGGTGCCTCAAGCGATGCTGCCCAAGCTGGGAGTCGTCGCTTTCTACGCGCAGACCAAGATTGAAGACGCTGCCGCCGCGTGGCTCTACATGGACAACTCCTCTCCGGTTTGCATGCTGGAATGGATGGTGACCAACCCCGCGCTGTCGGCCACCAAGACGGTGCGGGCGCTCAAGCACCTTTTGCAATTTTTGACCAGCGAGGCCAAGCACAACGGCTACGCGGTCGTGTTGACCACTTGCCAGCAGGAAAGCTTGGCCAAGCTCCATGAGAAGTGCGGATTCCAACGCACCGACGGCGGTATGATTCATCTTTTGAAAACGATTTAACATGGCACTTGCAACCAGCACAGCAATGACCATTGCCGCCGTTTCCGCGAGCGTGGCCGCGCTTTCTGCCGTGGCGGGCGCGGGCCTTTCTTTTTACGGACAGCAGCAGCAAGCCGCCGCCGCGCAGCGCATGGCGCAATACAACTATGCGGTGCAGAAGGCGCAGATGGAGATGCAGAACCAGATGGCGGCACAAGGAGCAAATGCCCAAGCAAGCCTTTTGGAATACAACGCCAGCGTCCAACGAAACGAAGCCAAACGCACCGAACTGGAAGCCCGCGAACGCGCACGCCGGATGCGCGCCGAAAACGAGCGCGCCTTGGGGCTGCAACGCGCATCCTACGGCAAAGCCGGAGTGACCAGTTCCGGTTCTCCGCTGATGGTCATGGCCGAAACGGCAGGACTTGGAGAGTTGGCCGTGGCCGATGAACTTTACAAAGCCGACGCGCAGCGCCGCGGACTCTATACGCAAGCCGGTTTGGAACAGTTCAAGGCGAACATGGCCAGATTTGAGGGAAGCGGCTACCAGTGGAATGCGGCCAACGCCGGATACTTTGCCAAGCCCTATTTAATTCAAGGCATGAACGAGGCCAGCGCGCTCCGCATGGGAAGCTACGGGTCGCTCATCAGCGGGTTTGGCAGCGCGGCAAATTCGTTAAGCAACTTACCGAGATAATGGCCAACATTCCCACAGCGCAGATTCCCAACGTGCAGACCGCGGTCGGCAACGAGCCAATGGCCGACGTCGGTGCGGTGCGCGTTCCAAGATTTGAGCAAATGCCGGTTTTACGGCGCGAGGTCTTTGAAGGAGCCGGAGCCGGTCTAGTCGAATTGAGTCGCGGCGTGTGGGAAGGGGCGCAATTTCTTTCGGACTTCTCGTCCAAAATGTCCGCGGCCAACGACGACGCGCAGTATGCCGCTGCCGACCGCGCTTTCTCCGAGGCCATCGCCGCCCATGAGGTGGAGGCGTCAAGGCTTCCGCCGGACAAGCATGTCGGCCTGTGGGAAAGCAAATACCTACCCAAGCTGCAAACGCAAATCGACGGAATCAAGGCCAGTGGCGACGGGCGGGCGCGGATCAACGCGATGTTCCAACGGCAGGCGGGCAACGCCTACGCCGCCATCAGCGTGGGGGCCAACCAGAAATTTTTGGAGAGTGCGCGGCAGGAAAGCGATGCGTTTTTGGAAAGAGCCATTAACGAGGGGCGACATGAGGATGCCTACGCCCAACTGGAGCGCGACCGTCAATCAAACCTCCGCAGCGGTGGAGAGGTCGAGCAGCGCATGGTCAAGATTGGCGAAGACCACAAGATCAACACTTGGCGCGGATACATCCAAAAAAGCCCTGCCGAAGCGCGCAAGGTGCTGCGCGATGCCCAGACGACCGGCAAGCCGCCCAAGGGGCTGCGTCCCGAACAAGTCATGCAGTTCCGGCGCGAGGCCGAAGGACAGCACGGGCAGCTTTTGCAGGATGTCACTAATGAAATTCTCACCGGATTGGAATCCAACGCCGCCCAGATCAGCAACGACGAGATCGAAAAACAAATGACGCGCCCCGACATCGATGCGCCCCGCGAACTGATCGACAAAATCAAGGAGCGCCGCGACTTCGCCTATTCCGCCACGCCGGAGGGCAAGGCACAAAAAGATGCCGCCTACAGCAACATGTGGCAGCGCATCTTTGCCTACGACGCGGAAAAAGACGTCAGCCTTTCAGACCCCGACTCGCACAAGCGCGAATACCAGAAGCTCCTGCAAGACATCGTGGACGTCGCGCCCGAAGGCGAGCGCAAGCCGTTCATGGACACGCTCAACGAGCGCGTGAGCAACGCCGCGCAGGGCCGCAAGAGCCGCGCCGACGAGATTGCCAAGGGATTGACCGACATGACCGAGAAGCTGGCCAACTGGGAGCAGCTTGGGCCGATTGGCAAATGGAAAGAAGTTAAGATGGGCGACAAGACCGAGAAGGTTCCGGCAGACATGGCCGCTTACCAGAAAGTGCAGGCCAAGCGCATGGAGATCACCAACGACATCCGCGCCATGCTGCGGGAGAACCCCGAACTGACCGAGGAGCAGGCAATGGAACGCTTCAAGAGCATCTTGGAAAACCGGCTCGACGGCGGGGCGCAGTTTATGAAGGAGCCGGAAACGGAAGAGGCTTGGTGGGAGAAACTGCGTCCGTTTGTCCGTCCGGTCATCCAAGGCATTCCGGCTATCGGGCAAATCTATGGCCCGCTTGCTAAAGGCCCAATGGCCAACAACCCCAACGTCGTGGCCGCAGGAATTTCGTGGGGAAGTTCGTCGCTGACCGAGGGATTGATTGACGAAGACCTTCCCGAAGTGCAATCGCAGCCGCCTCGCTACACCCAAAGAATACTTCCCGACGGAACACTTGATCCGATGGCTCCCTTGAATGGCGCGACAGCGCCTTCCGATTTCGACATTGCCAACATGCCGCCCACCCAGCAACCCATCGCCAGCAAGATCGCCAGCATGGCCGAGCAGGAGGGGCTAGGACAATACACCCCGCACCTCATGCTCTTGGTCGCGCAGGAAAGCAATTTTAACCCCAAGACCACGATCAGCACCTCGTCGGCCCGCGGACTCTTCCAGTTGCTTGACGCCGACCGCAAACGCTACGGCAGCGACAGCAGCCTCGACGGCCAGATTCGCGCCGGTTTAGCCAAAACAAAGGAAAACCTCGCCGCGGCAAAACGCGCCCTTGGCCGCGACCCCGATCCGTTTGAACTCTATGTCGTCCACTACCAAGGCATTGGCGCGGGGCCGCAAATTTTGAAGAACCCCGACGAAGATTTCCGCGCCACCCTCGACCGCACCGGAGGCAAGGGACACGCCTCCCGCGTCATCCGCGCCAATAGCTGGCTTTCCGAAATCAAAACCAACCAAGACTTCATTGACTGGGTTCGCCAGCGCCTGTCTGCCAAGGCCGCGTCCCTTGGCATGGCATGACGCTAACCATTCAAAACGAGGCAAGGCAGCGAGAAGTGCAGGGCGTGCCGCCTTCGCGCCGCAGCGGTTCCAACGCCAACTACTACGACCGCAGCCACTGGAACAAGGTCTTCACCGAGCCGTCTTACTTCGATTCCATTGCCAAGCAGAAGGGCATGGCCGAGGGCGCGAAAGTCAGCCTGCATGGCGACGACTACGTCTACCGGCAGGCCATGATCGGCTACCTCGCGGACACGCGCAACGTGCCGGTCGAGGACATGCGTGCCATTTTTGACGCGGAGAAAGATGGCTTTGCCAAGAAAGTGCTTGGCAAGCAGACGGCCAGCGCCCGCGAAATGTTCGACTGGCAAAAGGGTCAATTTG